GTATCAATAATACCAAACTGACCCCTTAGATCTAATAATCTGGGTGAATAATCATCGTTTATTGTAGTAGGTTCAATATATTTATAACTATTAGGAAATCCGAACGTGTCATGTGTAAACACTCCACCGGGGTCCATGTGGGATAATTTTGAAGCGATTTTAATAACAGTACCATCATTTTTCAAGGCGATTATTTCAGCAAAATTATCTTCATCCTCCTCGTCAATAGTTTCTTTTTGATCATTTACAATAAAAGAAATTGAAACATCCTTTATATCAGTTAAAAGCTCATCCATAACATCTTTTTTAACCTCGTAATGATAACCACTTGTCTTATTTGCCATGAAATTAGTTTTACTTATTCCACGTATAGCAAAATGCGAAAACGAAGGAACGTAACTTGCGTCGTGCATTTCCGTTATGGCAATAGCAAACTGTTTTCCAAGTAATGCTTTTTTTCGGTTTGTTTCAGATAACATAAAAATATCATCACTCGGCCAATCAGCTTCTGTTGCTAATTCAAATGTTTGTGCTAATAACCAATTTTTACCATAATGTGTAGTTGGGGTTGTCCCAAACTCATTTAAATAATATAATTTTGCTGTTTTAAATGGCTTAGATATGTTACCATCAGTACCAACTCTTCTAACCAACTTAAACCCTTTTAGAACAAGTGTTTCACTCCCATAACACGATGTTATAACAAACGCTCCATCATCTACAGATGACGGAAACCCTGTCAAAGATGATAAATCATTTGTAGAACATGTAACTCCCGTTGTGGTATTATCTGTAAATAACGATGCTGGATGATTAATTGGATATGATGTTGCTGTATTATCATGAAAAGTAGCGGTGGAATTTTCTCCATAAGTAAATAATATTGGACTTGCTGATAAAAATATTTTCTGGGTTAATCCAACGATATCAAAAAATCCATACTGAGCCCAAATCGTTGTAAATATCTCTTTAGCAGTATCAGGTAACGATGTATTTTTTTCTGTGCTGTCATCTGTATCATAATAGCGTGTTGCTTTTATGCCTGTGGAACCATCAAGATATTTTGTAGTATTATCCATATATAAGTCTAGACCTGGAAATCTGTTATAATTTTGAGGAATTCTTGGAAAAAAATTTCCTTTACTTTCGTCAAGTTCATCGGTTGAAATATTTGTGATAACTGTATCAAGTAATCCTGTTCCTGATGTTATTAGTTTATTTGACAAAATTGATGTTTGTGGCATAATATTATGTGAATTACTAAATCTATATATTGATATAGCAGCTTTAGATGCAATGATACTATGTATGTAAGTTCCTTCTGTTCGTTCTTGTTGTTCTTCGGATGGTGTTCTATATAAAGATACATTACCAATACCACACTGCATATTACCACATGATTTTAATGTACCATCTGTGTATAATACATGAATTGAAAAAGGACCACATGTAATCTTTTTAACGGTTTTTGTATTATTACTTGAATCAATTCGTGTCATACCTAAAAATTCATCGGAAAATGTATTAGTATTTCTTATTCGTTGTCCATCAAGATGACCTTGAACATTAATACGACCATCCTTTAAATAGATTATGCTAAATCTGTGTTGACTTTCTATTCTTGAAATAAGCGAATTTGGTTCTTTAATAACTGATGGAAGTTCTGAAGAGTATCCACAAACACTTTGATTACCCCACATAAGAATTTCACCATCAGTACTTTCACACATAAATCCACCCGCAACAGGAATAACATTCTTAATTTGTTTATTTTTTATTTCTGTTACCTTTGTTCTTAAGAAACCAAGAGTACCGGTGGGAAAACTTAAATTACCACCATCTCTTATACAACCCCAAGTATGAATAAATCCCGACGTATCAATAATAGTCCACGAACATCTTCCAATCTCCGTGGCACTACCAGAACGAAAAATTTTTGAAACTCTTGTTAATGCTGTAACATCTTCTATTTTTGCAACGGGATCATTCCAATACCAAAGATTACCGTTGAACATACGCTCATCTCCCCACCCATCCATCGAATAGATAAAATAGTCATTAAGTGTTCCATCTACACCATTCACATAATCACCCGGTTGTAATGTATACGTTGAACCGATTAATGGATTCATCGCTGAATAGTATTTTGTTACTTGCACATTACTATGGTTATCATATGAGTAAGCTATCTCCAAACCCATGATAAAAAATGTATTATCATTAAAAATACCATATATGTATGCGTTACTAACAGAAATTTCTCTTAATTCATCTTGTTCGGTTCCTATTTTCGGAAAAAGTATTTTATCGTTTGATGAATCCCACCAATTTCTCTTATCTCCTGAACCTGTCCCTGTTGCTGTTGGGGGACAATTATATCCTCTTCCTTCTTTTACGCAGTAGCTCAAATAATTCTCATTATCTCTTGAGTGACTCGAAGATGTAAGATTAGAATTTTTGTTACATCCCCATACTTCAAGGTCACCATTTAAATATTCTATTAAAAAAAAGTTGTATCCAGGATAAACATTCTTCACGTTGTCAGCTGTCTGTATTGCCTGTGTATAATCATCATTTGGATTTTTAACACCTCCACAATATCTAAACCCCCATGTATAAATTTTTTTATCAAATGTATGCGCACACCATGCTGTTCCCGAACTATATACATGTTCAACTTTTGAGTATCCATTATCAGTAATATCTGTTGTTAATCTTTTCTCAATATCAATATTATTGTTCACAGAATAACCAGTATGATATCCAGCATATTTGTAAGTGTTGTCCTGACTAGCATTACAATTGCTCGAATTATAAAGACTTCCCAATCCATCGCTATTTTCATTTTCTCCAAATAAGAAATTTACCTGTCCATTATAAAGAATACATGTATGTGATATTGGGACATCACCGCTTTCATATGTATTTTCAGATGAGGAATTATGCATTTTTTGATGAGGTTTTGCGTTAATATTTAAATCATACAAATCATTCATATTTTTTGAACTACCAATTCTTGCAGGTATCACAACTGGATCTGATTTATGTGTCAAAGCATATTTTTCATAATTTGAAATCCCATTATAACTTAAAATACCAGAATAAGAATGAATATTATCACTAAAAAAAGATTGTTTCAAGTCAGCACCTGTGGAATCCAAAATATAACTTCCACCTTTTTCCACGCTACCCACCTTTCCTGATGTTGCGTGAATGATAGTGCCTACTTGTTCCTCAAGGCGATTTAATACATACACCCAATCAGGGTCAGAGCATAGCTCGCACATAACAAAATAAAATGCGCGGGTGTTGTATTCCTCCACCAAATGTTGCATGAAGTGTTTAATCTCACACCAAGAATCTAAATTTTCATCGGTAGCATTTACATTCTTCAGGGTGCTTGGTTGTGACTGTTGTGCGACAAAAGAATAACTGTCGCCAAAATAACCGTGTGAAGCAAATCCCACTTCTGTAAAAACCGCTGTGTTCAACTTTTTCACCTTCTCTTTAAGTGTAACAAAGGTGTCGCTGGTGTAATCCAGCAGTAACGCTTGAACGCCGGGGGCGTTCGACGCACACAGAACGTGTGCGTCCTCAACACGGTTGTCAACCAAAAGGAGACGCTGCGTCATTATATATATAATCAACAAAAAATAGCAAATTTTAATGTATTTTAATTAATTTACAAGATATTCAATCACAAATTATTTATATTTTACTAAATAATTTGTTTCTAAAGATTTTTAATATTTATTTTGTTATATCTAACAGCATTTTGTATATTTGCTATTAACACGATAATTTTGATTACGGGCACGACGAAGAGCTGTTCGTCTAACTTGAAATACAATTGACTCTTTCTCAACTCCTCCCACACTATTATTAAGTTTGCCCTTTTTAATAGCGTCTCTCTTCCTTTCATCTGTGAACATACTGGCATCTTTATTAGGTAGCTTTTTAATTCCTTTACCTATACCAGTAAGATCAGGAATAACAAATGCTTTAACTTCACCATCAGCAGAAATTTCTATAGTAACATTTTCAACCGTAGCTGTTTCAACAGCGTTGATAAAATCACTACTTTGAAAGAAATTGTTCAAATTTTGGTAAAGGGTAGAACCTGAATCACCAATATCATTCTTTACTGTGTCAGGTGCTGTACTATTAGGGTCATTAATAATATCATCTAAAATATCCAAACATTTTTCTGATATAACTTGAGGAGTAATAGGTGAGGTATCACTTGCGGTTAATTCAAAAAAGTTTTCCACTTGTTGAGCAAATGTTGTATTAGTTATATCAATATTTTGAACTTTAATAACTACTTTTACTGATCCACTTACTAAATAAATAACAACATTATTACGTGAAAGAACAACACCAGATTTAGCTGCTTCTTCAATATATGCTTCAGCATATGCTTCTTTTAAAACATACTTTTCAGCTTCATTCATATTATCTAATGATTTTGAAAGAAGATTACTTAAATTTGGTATATCAATCTCGAGACCTGATGCGCTTATTTTTGAAAGAGCTATGAATACTTCACTTGTTGATGGAATATCATTTAAATCAATACCAACCATTACTGTTCCATATTGTGTTGATAATGTAGTAATTTCTTGCTTCACAGCAGAAGAAAGATCGGGCGAATTATTTACACTAACAATAGCGTTTTGAATACTTTCTAATAAAGTCGCATTTGATGAAGGTATCTCTTTTATTTTAAAATCAACATTTACTCCACCACTTCCGTCGTCACTTAAAATAATTTCTATTGTAGCATTTTGAAGGTCTGTTTCAGTAACTCCATTTACACTTGATGCTATTTGTTTTATGTAAGCATTACGATATGAATGTTCAAGAACTGTTTTTTCATCTGTTGTTAATACAGCATAATTAGTATTTTCAATAGTATTTGTTGTTTTTGTTACTACTGCTTCGTAATTAATTTCTGCTGGATTCATAGGAATGGATAATGTAACAGTTGATTGAATTGTAATTGTAGATGATGTATCTTGAACAATAGCAGGTATATTTACAGGTGTAAGTTGATAATTTGGTTCAACTCTATATGCTGTAAAAATATTTTCAAATGAAACATCTGTATTCATAATCGCTGATTGTAGATCAGCATCTTCAATATAATTAGCATTAGATGAATCGCTTATTATTGCTAATATACGTGATCTTATAAGTGATTTTCTTGTTTCTAAAATATCCCGTATGGGTACTACATTATTTTCCATATTCAGTAAATTAAAAATTTCACCTTTTACTTTGAATTCTGACATATATATATACTAGTTCATAAATAAAATATGATAAATATATTAATAATGGGTGCTGGTATAGTTCCTGTTAGTTTAAATGGAGATAAAGTTGTTTTTTTATTTGGTAAAGAAAATAAATATAATGATACACCAGGTTATTCAGATTTTGGTGGAGGAAGAGAAAAAAATGAAACAAACTTTCAAACAGCTATTCGTGAAGGTTCTGAAGAACTTATGGGTTTTATTGGAAACAAAAATAAAATAAAAAAGTATCTTAAACAAGGAAAATTAAGTATTGTCGAAAATAATTATGAAATGTTTTTATTTTATTACCCATATGATGAGATGCTTCCCTATTATTTTAATAATGCTATGTCTTATCTTGAAGGATTTCTTCCTGAAAAAGAAATACAAACAAGAACCTGTTTTGAAAAATCATCTATAAAATGGATGACTATAGAAGAGTTAAAAAAAGACCGTTCAAAATTTAGACATTTTCTTAAACGTCATATTGATACTATAAAAAAAAACGAAGACAAAATATTATCATTTGTTAAAAATCAACAAAAAATGTCTAATTAAAATTAACTATATTTATTTTTTTGATGTATTTTTATCAATATCTGTTCGTTGATAAAGTGTTTCACATAAAAAACTAAATGACCAATCATTACCATTTAAATTCATTACATTTCCTTTGTCGTCAAGTATTTTTACATGAAGACGAGTTATATTAACAGGTCCAAAATATACTCTTTCTCCTGATTGTAATGAACCACCGAATTCAATAATAGGTTCTCCAATAGGTAATCCATTCTTTTTTATAGGTATCATGGTAAATATATTTGTAGTTGTTGGTGCTGTTGCATATTCATATACACTATTTATTGCTTTTCTTTCAAAAACTTTATTTAAAGCAAATCTCTGTTGATTTGTCATTTTTCTTGGATTTTCTTGACGTGCTATTAATTGACCATTTGGACCGGTTATTATATCAAGGTCTCTTGAAAACGCAGAAAAAGGTTCTTTTATTTCATTCGGCATGTCACTCATGTTCACCAAACTGTTATTTAATCTATTTGAATTGAACTCATCTAAGTATATATATACATACTTTGTTCCATATAAATCAGCAACAGCTTCTGCCGTAATAACCATTTTATTTGTATATTTACTTTCACGGAAACCAATTATCCACCCCATAGTTTGATTCTTTTTTTTGTCAGTTAATCCTGAATAACCAAAAAATATTATTTCATGATTATCATTCATATTAATTCTCAGTTTTCCACTTTGTTTTATAACTACAAATGTAACTGTTTGAATTCCAGCGTCTACTATTTTATTATTTATTTCAATACAAAGTTCTTCCAGAGTTGCATAATTTCCTGATTCAATCTCTATTTTAACATTATCAATATAAAATATATTGCTTTGTATCTCACTATCAAATACATACCACGAATAAGGTATTTGTGCTGAATAACAACGAAGTGATAAAACATTAGATAGTGGTTCTGACAAATCGATTATAAAATCTCCTGATTTTTTATATTCATCTTCAACAACAAACTGTCTATACTGACTATCTATGTTAACAATTCGTGTTACTATGTCTTTCATATGTGGGTTTAGTATTCCCTTAAATATGTTTTCTGTTCTTATTTGTGGAACATCTATATTTTTATCACGCATTTCATTATGTTTGTTTTCTAAAAAAACATCATTCTCATCTATTTCCCATAGTCTGGTATTATCGGTATTTGTAATAACATTTTTATCTGAAATATTCTGCCCCTCTAATTCTAGACTATCGTCATCATCTTCACGTTCATTTTCAATATAGAAAACAAGTGTATCTCTTATATTTTCAAAAAAATCTATCATATTTGTTCGTTTTGTATCAGTAATAACTGTATTTTTTTCAAATTCATATATATAATCATTTACAACATCTTTAACTTCATTTGTGGAAGATTTTTTTTCATCAAGAGTAAGTAGATCAAACAAATCTGTAATCATATAATTTTCTATATTTGTATCCACGTCCATATAAAAATATAAATATGTTATTTTATTGTTATTTATTTAAATTTTATTTAAAATTTATTTAAACAAAATTAACTATCGTTTTCTTTTATTGATTTTTTTAATAATACTATTTTTTTATTTTTTTTTTCACGATTACGAAACATTTTTTTTATATATAATGGAACATCAAGTATATTACGACATTTTATAAACATAGTGTCATTTATTTTACTCATACCTTGACCTCGTTTTATATGTGTCTTTCCTTTAAAACATATGGATTCTAAAAACAAAATTACTTCCTTTTCATAATCAGTCATATCTTCTACAGATATTCGTTTAGAACCATAATATGAATACCTATTATAATTATTATCTGAGTAAATTTTATGATTATGTGTTCCTTTTATCCTATTTTTTACAATAGATAAACCTAGTATTTTATTTGTTGAATTATTCATCTCTATAACAATTATATCAGAATTATATGGAACATTTTTCGATATCATTATTGGTGAATTATATATTATTTTTTTCACATTTTCACCATATCGTTTTTCACAATATTCATTATTTTCTTTCCATGTATCATGTGTAAATCGAGTAACATAAATATCTGCCATTTTTAAAATATTAAATATTTCTCTCCGTTTCAATTTTATCATCATTTTTATGTTTGAAAAAGTCAAAGTTATTATATTTTGAAATAAAATACTTTTCAAATATATTTTCAACATTTAAATTTATAAATCGCTCACTATGTAACTTCATCAAAGAAATAATATGTTGTTTATCAAATACGATATTTATTCCACTATTCTTCATGTTCACCACATTAGGTATAAAATCAAATACATATTTCTCCAAATACTTCATCCTATATCTTGTTGTCTCCATAAGAAAATTTACAATATTTGAAGATAAAAAATCAAATACCAACTTAAAATCTACATCATTTAAACCAGAGACAACATAATTATCGCGTTTACTTATACCATACTCACCATTACAATCCATATATGGAAATCCATACATCTTATGTGAAAGTATTATCTTTTTTTCACCATAAAATGGACATGGATTATTACTATATCCTATTTTTAAATAGGGTTCCGTCTTGTTAAGCAAACACGTTTCTACATTTTTAAATTTAAATGTTCTTGTTCTTTCTTTAGATACTCGTATTTTTTTAGAAATAACATTCGTTTTTTTCACATAGCTTGATATAGAACCATACATATCACATAAATCATACATATACGACACAATATTTACACCTATCAACGGCATATGTCGATTAAACTTTGTATCATATTCTATAAAATCCTTATTTAATTTATCATAAATATTAACTATCCCATTTCCAGCCATTTTCTTTAAAACTAATATACATGTAGGTGTTTGACAATTTCCTGAAAATATTTTATTTGATTCCGTATTAGTATAAGGAATTATATATTCTATCTTATATTTTATCAAATCCTTATAAACAATATGATTATTTTTCATCCAAATATTTGGAATAATATAACAAAGTGTTCCACCCGGTTTCAATATTTCAAGAGATTTATAAAGAAAATTTATCCAAAGTGTTTGACCATCATTCATTTTATTTTGTGATTTATTCGTAGGAACCTTCTTTAGACCATTACTATTATAAGGTGGATTACCAATAATAACATCATACGTCCCATTATCATAATTTAAAAAATCCTCAATATAAACATTTTCAAATTTTTCACATAATTCACTCTTAAATTCAACATTTATTTCAACAAGGTCAATATTCTTACTATTACCTATTCGTTGTTTTAAACACTCTGAAAATATACCTCTACCAGCTCCCGCATCAAGCCAACGAACAGATTCTTCTTTAAATAAATTATCATCAATTAAATTCAACATTCTTTCTACTAAATCATTCGGTGTTTCAACTAATCCATATAATTCTTTATAATTCATGTAATCATACATCATTATAAAAATAATAATTAAATGCAAAATATCATAGTATAGAAATTTGTAATATATTACTTTTTTCCACATGATGAACATCCTGTTCTAAGACCTGTAAGTCTTGCTAACATATTACCCATATTACTTCTATCAATATTTCCTTTTTTTATAACATTACTTGAAATTCCTGTTCCAAAAAGAGAAGGATTCTTTGAAGCATAACTATTTATTATATTACTATTTATACTTTGACTATTAGTATTTTTTATATTTGTATTAGTTTTTGAAACCACGTATTCTACTTTTGTTTTTTTACCACCAGAACTATAAAATTTCATATTCATCATAATATATTTATCTCAAGAAATAAATTATTTCAAGAAATAATTTATTACAATTTCACTTATTATTAATGATGACTATTATTACCGTTTCCTACATAAACAAATATATTTGTATTCTGACACACTTTGTCTGATAAAATTTGACCTCTCACTCGCATATTATGACGATAATACGAATTATGCTTAATATCAACTCCATCTCCTTTACCACTTTGAGCACCAGGTCTATGTGCTGTAAGGGTTCGCTTCAAAGAATTACCATGTGACGGAATATCAAGCGTTGTGGATGAAGATAAAGCACGATCACTCGCATTATTCACACGACTACATACATCCTCACAAACACACACAGCTTTTGAAACCCGGTTTTGTGTAGATTCTGATGACGATAACACCTTCTTATTTGGGTCTACACCATTATAACATCCTACTTTAGAACTTAACACCGGTGTCGTTGCCTTTACTTGTAAATTATCATAATGACTATCACACTGGAAATACTTAGAAAATTTACCAAACATATGGGTCAACTCCTTTTTCTCTTCCGCATTTTCCGGACACATTCTATATTTAGTTACTTTGTTGTTATAAAAACTCATACATTATAGTCACATTTAATTTTAATATTATTAATTATTCATTATTTAATAGTAAATAATGAATAAAAAAATAAATAAAGTATCAAGGTACTATAATGAACAAAACTTATTACGCCGAAGGATCAGTATACGCCATTGATAACAGAAATGATGTTAAAAAAAATTCTTATAAATTGTATTCACCCGATGGAAAAAAACTAAATGTTAACATCGATTTAAGTGGAGAAAAAATGTTCGTGAGAAATGCTAATATAAATGATATCGTTAAAAAAACTCAAATTAGTCAAATTATTCCAAAACGTTCGAAAAATCCCAATTTACTCAATTCTCTTGAAACACTTGTAGAAGAAAATCAACATAATAATACTACACACACCACACCAACAAATGAAACCAAACATATTATTAATAAAAAAACTAAAAATATAAAAAATACTAAAAATATAAAAAATACTAAAAAATTACAAAAAAAAGCAAAAAAAAGTCCAAAGAGGAAAAAAATAACACAGGAACATACCGATTCCAAAAATGAAAATAAATCAAAAACTAAAATCACTAAATCTAAAAGTATTAAAAAAAATAAAAATCGTAAAAAAACAATTCGAAACAATAAAAAATCTCAATTAAAAGCAACCAGTCCTCCTGCTATTAGCGCACCTTCTTTAACAAACGCATTATCCAATTCATTTATAAGTAACAAATTACTATAAGTATATAATGAAATTATACTCATTTAACCATATTAATATAACTCGAATATGACATTATCATTTTTTCATCTGTTGATGTTTTATCAACTTTAGTATCATCCTTTTTAACTTCTGTATCAAACTTATACATACTTTTTTCTCGTTTATTTCTCTTTTTATGTTTATTAAGAGCATTTAACAACATAATCTCACTATCACTATACGATCTTTCACGCTTATTTTTACTTTTTACATCATCATCTTTACCTTCAATAAAATTACGTTCCACCTTATCCATAGATTTTAAATACTCTTTTGATGCATATAGTATTTGCCCTTTTATTTCGTCGTAATACACACTTTCAATAATTACTTGTTTAACCTTCTTAATGTTTTTAATATAATCACAAGCACGCCAAGCATCACTAATCTCACTAGGGAAATGAACAACATGAACACTCATGCAGTTTTCACCACGCATCTCATCAATAAAATAATGTGTGATACATCCCCAATACTCAGCAAGTTCAACAAGTGTGTTCTTAAAGAAAGTAAAGTTGCAGTGTTGGTGCAGGTAAAACGAAACTTCTATGACAAATACCATATAATATACGCTGCTAAATTAAATTATAGAATAAAAATTATGCTTACCATATATTTTCAACCATAGGTTAACATTAATAACGCAACAATAACAAAAATATATGTATATATTATTTAATGTCTTCTTGGAAAAAAACAGGAGGTATAAACTACAGCAACAAATTCAATACAATACGTGTTCAAAATGCTGTTGCTTCATCATCATCTGTAATTAAAGAAATTGGTGAAAAAAATACTGTCACCAACATAAAATCCGATCTTCACTTTAAAGAAGATTCTTCTTTATTTTCAGTTGAAAATGTTTTGGACAACAGGGGTTTAGTCGCTTTTTATGAATTTACCGATATTTCTGGTGCTGATACTGAATTAGCAACAAACGGTGTTGTTGAAAATAAAGCTACTTTCGATTATGGAAATGATTTTGGACAATTTGATCATTCTATTCTTGATCTTAAAATAGTTGATATTTCTGGAGCTGATATTTCAGGAAATAAAGATATAATTGAAGTTGGTCCCAATAAAGAATTACAAGTTGAAAATATACTTGTTCCAGAATCTTTAACAAGAGAAAAACAACAATTCAGCCATTTTAATAAATTCATACGATTACCAGGTAAAACACCAAACAATTTAAATAACGATGGAAAAGTAACAAATACTGATGACGGTATCATTAGATTCGACAACTCCCAATGCAAAGCTCTCAAATCAAAACATACAATCGACTTTAACAATTATCATGTAATCGATAGAATCACAGATGGAACACCAACAGATTACGACATATACACTAATTCAGGAAAATATACTCACCATAACACTCTAACTGTTATAGCTTGGATCAGACTAAACGAATATAATAGCGGCGAAAACAACTATAATCCTAACGGTTTCATGCTATTCTCTATTGATGATGACGTATCCGGTAACCCAAATGAAGGTGATGAACGACTCTGCTTCTGGGCTCCAGGACATAAAACAAGCGGATCTCCACAAATTCATTTTGGAGGAAGAAGTAAATCTAATAACGGACAAGGTTCAAACGCAAGTGAAAAAACAAACGATATTAATGTTAAAACTGACGTTTCAATACCAGCAAACAAATGGACCATGATTTCTCTTGTTATTAATGGTAATAGAGCATATATTTATCAAGAAGCTGACGAATCTCACAAACTTACACAGGAAATTAACATAGGAGACTTTAGAATACCCGAAAAACACATCATAGTAAATGGATCACGATTTTATAACATGGACGTATCAAATGAAAATAATAACAATCATAACCCCGGATGGATCACTAACAGGGTAGAAACATCTGAGCTTATTATTGATATCGCAGATTTTAAAGTATACAACTACGCTGTAGATCCTCATACCATCAAACGAATCTACGAACATGATAACTTATTCTTTAATGAAACCGTCAACTTCCGTTTAGAACCAAACTTTGTCAAATTAGGAAATGACCTTATCGTTGGTAACGATATACGCGTCAACCATGACCTCATCATATCTAACGACCTTAAAACATTTGGCGTATCAGAAACATATAATAATGCTTTCGTTGCCGGAAGTCTCGGTGTAGGAGTTAAAGAACATGACCCTGATTACCGTCTTAACGTTCTAGGAAATCTTAAAACTTCCGGTGACATATACTTAGGTGATGGTTCCGCGGATTATAACGCCATATATTTTCGTGGTGTAGGATCATCCAACGGCGAAGACCCATCTACCACAAGAATCATAGAAAAAACTAAATATGATGACACTACCAAAAAATACAGCGAACTTTTATTATCCAAAGGAACAGATGTAGAAGACCCTGACATCATCGATGGGGAATTAATATCAGATAGCATTCGATTAAGAGCACCAAATGTATATATTGACACTTTTGACGGTGTAAAAGGAACAGATCCTAACGAAGATACAAGCAGATTCGTATTCTCTAAAGACGGATTCTTAGGAATAAATTCAGTAGAACCAAAAGCAGAACTTGATATTAGAGGAACAATTCATCTAACCGATGACGATGATTACAACAACATTTTTATTACAAATGAAAATGAAAATGAAGGAACCAACGTATCATCAGGAAACAAACCCGCAAGAAACATAGGTATCGGTCAAGGAGTATTACAAACACCTAATTTTGCACATCTTCAAGGTGACAACAACGTTGCCATCGGCCCCGAATCATCATCTAATCTTATAAAAGGTTCTAATAACGTTGCTATTGGAAACAAAACTCTTAAAAATAATATTGACGGTTCCGGTAACGTTGCTATTGGTAATGAATCTCTCATAAATTCAAACACAGATAATAACATAGCTCTTGGAAATAAAAGTGGTCTATCAACTATTTCAGGAAGTAATAATATATTTTTGGGAAATCAAGCGTCTGCTGCGGATGGCGTTAGAGATCCAACAGTTACACCTCTCCAAGACATAACAGCAGATTCTATTGAAAATAGTATCGCAATCGGTAAAGGAGCCAAAATATCACGTTGTAATGGTGCAAATATTGCTAATGATACAAATAACCTTTTTGTTGGAATCAATAACCCACAACCAAAATATCATCTTGATGTTAGTGGAAATCTTAATATTTCTGAATCTTTAACTATAAAAGGTGTTGAATTTACTGTAGATACAACAAGTGGTGATGGTGAAGAAGGTGATAATCAACTTTCTTTCAGCAGCGGTATAGTTTCTAAAGGACCCACTATCATTACAGACAAAACCGGATTCCTTACTATAAGTAATACTGACCCAACACAAAAACAGAATTTTTTGGATGACAAAAATTACGATTTTCAAGTAGTAAATAGAAATATGAAATTTTCTAATTATCCACCATCAAATCAACAATTAAATCTCGATCCTCCAGATGGTCTTTCTTTTGAATCAAACACTTTCGCAGAATACACAG